TGGTTATATAGCTCAAATTTGCCGTTATGAAAAAAGAGTCTCCTATCCAACTCGCTACAAAACAATCCAAGTTAGGTAGACCTTCTACTAAACCTGATCCTGTAATTGTTAATGAAATAATAGAATGGATTGCTCATGGTAATACTTTACGTTCATATTGCCGTCAAAAAAATAAGCCTAATTGGAGAACTATTTATAACTGGTTGGAAAAAGATGAAGGAGACTTTATCGCACGCTTCGCACACGCACGAGATATGGGTGCTGATGCTATTGCGGAAGAATGTTTGGAGATAATAGATGCACCTGCGGTTCTTTGCGGTTCTGAGGGCAATACAAGGCTTGATCCAGCGTATGTACAGCAACAGAAGAACAGAGTAGAAGCAAGACTAAAGCTATTGGCTAAATGGAATCCTAAAAAGTATGGAGAGAAAGTAGGAGTTGAAGCAGGTGGAAGTATATCTCTGAACATTTCAACAGGTGTTCCACAGACGTGAAGCAACCGTTAATCAAACTAGACTACACACCTCGGACTTGGCAGAGAGAATGCCATTTAAAGAAACGAAGGTTTAGTGTTTACGCATTACATAGACGATCTGGTAAGACAGAACTGGCCATTATGGAGCTAATTGATAAGGCCATGAAGACAGACAAGGAACTAGCCATGTTTGTCTATGTTGCACCGTTTCTGAGACAGGCAAAAGCGATTGCATGGGCAAGACTAAAGCAAAAGATAGAACCATTGCGTAGAACGTCTGTAATCGAGATAAACGAAGGTGAATTATCGGTCAGGTTTAAACATAATGGAGCGATTATTAGATTGTTTGGTGGAGACAATCCAGATGCCATGCGTGGATTACGTCTAGACGGCATAGTCATGGATGAGGTTGCCCAGTTAAAGAACGAGCTATGGACAGACATAGTTCAACCTGCACTATCAGACCGTCTTGGTTGGTCGATATTTATCGGTACACCTAGTGGCATCAACTTGTTTTCTGAGTTGTATTACAAGGCCATAGACGAGGACGGATGGACGGCATCAAGGTACACGGTATTTGATACAGATAGCTTGCATCCTGATGAAGTGACTCGTCTTAAACGTGATATGAGTGAGACATCATTTGCTAGGGAATATCTATGTGACTTCTCTGCCCAGGGTGATGACCAGTTAATTGCATTGGCAGATACCGAAGACGCAGCCAAACGTATTTACCAGAGTGATCATGTCAAACTGTTCCCAGTAATCCTTGGTATTGACCCAGCACGATTTGGAGATGACAGATCTGTAGTGTTTAGACGCCAAGGTAAGCAAGCATTTAAGCCTGTTGTATATCGAGGTATAGATAACATGGAACTAGCAGCCAGAGTTGCCAACCTGATCGAGGAACATAACCCAGATGCTGTGTTTTGTGATGCAGGTGCTGGTAGTGGTGTAATCGACAGACTAAGGCAGTTGTCATATGACGTAATTGAAGTGCCATTTGGTGGCAAGGCACTCAAACAACAGCAATACATCAATCGTAGAAGTGAGATGTGGTGGTTAATGAAAGAGTGGATAGAAGATGGTGGTGCAATACCAAACGATATAGCTCTCAAACAAGAACTAGCTACACCGATATATTGGTACGACAATGTAGGTAGACGTGTATTGGAAAGTAAGGATCAAATAAAGAAAAGATTGCAAGGAGCAGGGTCACCAGATTTGGCTGATGCACTAGCACTAACGTTTGCCCTGCCAGTAGCCAAGAAAGTGCCAGAGGATATATACATCAAAAGACGTAAAGAATCTACAGGTAAGACGGAATATGACCCATACAGCAGACTCTAACTTTGTTCGTGTAGCACATGGTTTAGATGTAGAGCCATTGCTTAAATTATTAGACGATAAACCAGAATTATGGACAGAAATAACAGCACGACAAAAAGTAACTAACTCACCACACAAAGATACCGAGTGCATATACGTCAGAGGGCCATTAAAGATGAGTTTGTACTACGTCATGCACGATTTAGGATCATATGACTACCCATGTATGGATTATTTACAGGAAGCACTTGTACCATTAATGCGACCAGTGTTGGAAAAATTAAAAGTTAAAGAAATGGGTAGGGTACTTATTGTTAATCTCAAACCTAGTGGCCATGTAACCAAACATAACGACCAAGGATTGTATGCAGATCACTACTCACGGTTTCATATTGTTCTTAAATCAAACCAGTGGTGTAGCCAAACTTGCGGAGATCAGAAACAGAAGTTTGAGGTAGGCGAAGTTTGGTGGTTTAACCATAAAAAAGTACACACAGCAGACAATGTTGGCATGACAGACAGAGTACATATAATATTTGATTGTAAGACCAAGTATTTTTCTATGGATGGTGTGACCGTAACTGGCGATAGAGCCATTACTCTTGATGAATGTGGAGTAGTTAATGATTGACATTACACTAGCCACAGTTGATGAGATGTTGGCACAAGCAAATGTCTTGTTTGAGGAGCATTACGAAGAGATTGCTCGTAACAAACAGATTATGAAGCTAAAGCCAGATGAAGAAACGTACCGCAAAATGGAGTCGGCACAGCAAATCTTCATTCTCTCAGCAAGGCAAGATGATGTATTGATAGGTTACTCTGTTAACTTTGTCACTAATCATTTACATTATGCCGATCTGCGTATAGCTCAAAACGATTTGTTGTTTATCAGCAAGGAACATAGAGGTGGCAGAATCGGTTTAAAGTTGATTAGAGAAACAGAAAACCATGCAACATCACTCGGATGCAAACTAATGCTATGGCATTGCAAAGAAAACACCACTTTGTCTAGTTTGTTGCCGAGAATCAAATACGGTGTACAAGACATTATTTATTCCAAGGAGTTATGACATGGGAGTTGTAGCAGCAATTGCAGCAGTTGGATCTACAGTTGTGGCAGTACAATCAGCCAACAACCAGAGAAAGGTTCAGCAAAGAGCATTAGAAGAGCAACGTCAAGCTAATGAACGTGCAGAACAACGAGCGCAACAAGAGCAATCAAGAGCAGAACAGGAGTACAACAGAGCCAATAGGCAGAATGTTGACGTTGAAAGTGCATTAGATGCTAGTGAGCTATCAGCGCAACAAGGAGCATCTGGAACATTGTTAACTGGCAGTATGGGAGTAGATCCTAATCAATTAAACCTTGGTCAAAACACATTATTAGGCGGTTAATCAATGAAAACCAAGAGAGATAAACTACTGACAAGGTGGGGTCACCTTAGATCAGAAAGGGCTACTTGGTGGTCACATTGGCAAGAAGTGACAACATACTTATTACCGAGAAACGGACGTTATTTTGTACAGGATAGAAACAAAGGACATAGAAGACATAACAGTATTTATGACAATACTGGTACTCGTGCATTAAGAACACTAGGTGCTGGCATGATGGCAGGTGCTACAAGCCCTGCAAGACCGTGGTTTAGGCTAGGAACAGTAGATCCAGACCTTAATAAGTTTGCTCCTGTCAAGCTATGGCTAAATGATGTAACAGAACGTATGCAATTGGTGTTTCAAAAATCCAATACATACCGAACATTACACAGTATGTACGAAGAATTAGGTGCATTTGGTACTGCTGGGTCAATAATTTTGCCTGATACTAAAACTGCTATACATCATTACCCTGTAACTGTAGGAGAATATGCAATAGCTACAGATTATCAGGGCAGAGTTAATACTTTGTACAGAGAATTTCAAAAAACAGTAGGAGAACTGGTAAGAGAGTTTGGATATAAGAACTGTTCAACGTCCGTTAAAAATCTGTTTGACAGGGGTAACCTTGATAGCTATGTAACTGTGATACACGCTATAGAACCAAGAGATGATAGAGAGCGTGACTTTCAGAAAAAAGATAATACCAACATGGCATACAAATCTTGTTATTTTGAGCAAGGCGGTGATGGAGAACAGGTGTTACGAGAGAGTGGATACAAAGAATTTCCAGCAGTTGTGCCAAGATGGGGTGTTGCAGGTGGCGATATCTATGGCAATTCACCCGGCATGGAAGCATTAGGTGACATAAAACAGTTACAACACGAGCAATTACGCAAAGCACAAGGCATTGATTACCAAACAAAGCCACCATTACAAGTACCTAGCTACATGAAAAACAGAGATGTGGATAGTTTGCCCGGTGGAGTTACGTTTATTGATGGTCAACAAGGCAAAATTGAAACAGCATTTAACGTAAATTTAAATTTAAATCATTTATTAGCAGATATACAAGACGTTAGACAACGTATTAATGGTAGTTTTTATGCTGATTTGTTTCTTATGTTGGCAAATGCTACTGATACAAGGATGACAGCAACAGAGGTAGCAGAACGTCACGAAGAAAAATTATTAATGTTAGGGCCTGTTTTAGAAAGGTTACATAACGAATTGTTAGACCCATTGATTGATATTACTTTCAACAGAATGGTAGAAAATGACCTGATACCACCTGCTCCTCCAGAATTGCAGGGAATGGAATTAAATGTAGAGTTTGTATCAATGTTAGCTCAAGCACAACGTGCGATAGGAACAAACAGTGTAGACAGATATGTAAATAGTATGGGTTTAGTTGCCCAAATGAAACCAGATGTATTGGATAAATTTGATTCCGATGCATGGGCAGATGGTTATGCTGATATGTTGGGTGTTGATCCATCGTTAATAGTTCCCGGTCAACAGGTTGCAAAGGTACGCAAAGCAAGAGCAGAAGCACAACAAGCAATGGCACAACAAGAACAGGCAAATCAAGCTGCTGAAAATATGGCAAAAGTTGGTAAAGTAGACGCAGGTAATGCCATGGATCTTATGAATCAGTTTAGTGGCTACAATTCACCATCACCATTGGAGGTATAAATGGATTTAATTGATTTACAAAAAGACCCACAGCCTATTGATAGCGAGGAAATGTATGACCAACCTATGTATAGTTATGGTTTGTGCATATCGTTAGGTAGAGAAGAACTAGAAAAGTTAGGTATAGAAAAATTACCAGAAGCTGGTAGCGAAATGATGATTAAGGCATTTGCATATGTCAAAACTGTTAGAGAAAGTAAAGAACAGGATGGCGTAGAGCAAAATGTAGAGCTACAAATAACAGCAATGGGTATAGAACCTTTTGATAAAAGTAATGATCAGGCAGAAAGTTTGTATGGTGACCGTCCAGCACCTACACCAAAAGCAACACCTGTTGCAGAAACCTCAACTTATTTAGCATAGGAGCTTATTATGGCAGAAAAAACACCCGACAATTTTAATTACGGCAATATGACAGCCGATTTTAGAATGCGATATAAAAAAATGATAGAAGAAAGAAACAAGAAAAAAGTAAAGAATAAAAAAGATGAAAATCCTATGGATAGAATTACAAGAATATTGTATGGAGGTAACAACAAATGAGTTTATACGAAAACATACACAAGAAACGTGAACGTATTAAAAGAGGATCTGGTGAACGTATGCGTAAAAAAGGTGAAAAAGGTGCGCCAACAGACAAAGCATTTAAACAAGCTAAAAGAACTAGCAAAGAAGAGATGGCAAAAAAATTATATGGCGGTTAGGTGTGACCGTAATCTTGTTATAACTCGATATATTGGAGCATGAGCGAATATAATCCACTCGATTTAAAAGGTCAACAAAAAACTAAAGACAATAAAAAGTCTGTAGAAAGAATTGACCGACAAAACGAGGAATCGGATATCAAGTGGCTCATGAGCAGCAAGAGGGGTCGCAGATTTATCTGGAGACTTCTGGAATTGGCAGGTGTATTTCGATCATCGTTTAACACCAACGCAATGGCTATGTCATTTAGCGAAGGTAACAGGAACTATGGTTTGCAACTCCTTAACCAAATCCACACTCTCTGCCCCGAACTGTATCCGACAATGATCAAGGAGCAAAAAAATGTCAGAGATGCTGATGACGGAAGCCAACCAAACAAATGAAGGCGATACGCAGCAGCCAGTAGACGCACAAACAGAAGCGACTACTGACACCCAGCAGCAAGCTGAAGGTGTACAGGATCAACAAGTTTCGGATGAAACCCCTGTTGAAAGTGAAACTAGCGAATCAGATGCACCAGAAGGTGCGCCTGAGAAATACGAGTTCAACAATAAGGTGGCTGACGCACCAGATGAACTCGACCCCGAAGTCTTAACTGCTTTCGGTGATGTCGCTAAAGAACTTAACCTGCCACAAGAAGCTGCACAAAAAGTATTAGATAAAGTCGCACCTGTAATACAGGCAAGACAAGCCAAGGCTATCGAGCAAACAAAAGTTGAGTGGGCTAATCAATCAAAATCTGATGAAGAATTTGGTGGTGAAAGTCTTACAGAAAACTTGGATGTTGCTAAAGCATCACTCGATACTTTTGGTACTGATGCTTTAAAGACGCTGCTATCAGAAACAGGCTTGGGCAATCACCCCGAAGTAATTCGGTTTATGTATCGAGCAGGTAAGGCAATTAGTGAGGACAGTTATGTTGGTAATTCTGATGGTGCAAATCCTAGCGGATCACGCATACCAAAAGATTTTAACGGCATAGCTAACGCACTATATTCTAATCAGCAAACTAAGTAAGGAGTTAATTAATGGCTACTCTCTCAAATTCAAATTTAACCCTAGCGGATTGGGCAAAAAGATCTGACCCAGACGGTAGAGTTCCAATCGTTGCAGAATTGTTATCACAAAGCAACGAAATTTTAGATGATTGCGTTTTTAAGGAAGGTAACTTACCTACTGGAGAACGTGTAGTTATCAGAACAGGTTTACCTTCAGTTTACTGGAGAGCATTAAACCAAGGTATTCCAAACAGTAAGTCAACAACAGCACAAGTTGATGAAGCTTGCGGAATTCTAGAAGCACGTTCTGAAGTAGACAAAGACTTAGCAATGTTAAATGGTAACACTGCACAGTTCCGTCTATCAGAAGACACTGCGTTCTTGGAAGCAATGAACCAGACTCAAGCTGAAACAATGTTCTATGGTAATCCTGGAACAGATCCTAAGAAGTTTTTAGGTTTAGCACCAAGATACGGCAGTTTATCAGCAGACAACTCTGTAAACGTGCTTAGTGCAGGTGGATCAGGATCTGATAATGCTTCTGTATATCTAGTAGTTTGGGGTGATCAAACTGTTTATTGTCCTTTCCCTAAAGGATCTAAAGCAGGTTTAACACACGAAGATCTAGGTGAGCAAACTGTTTACAACAGCGATGGCACAAGACTACAAGCTTTTGCTACACGTTATCAGTGGAAAAACGGTTTGGTTGTTAAAGATTGGAGATACGTTGTTCGTATTTGCAACATTGACATTTCTGACTTGCTTGGAAGTACTGGTACACAAGCTTCTTCTGCTTCAACTGCTCTCGTAAAATTAATGGCTAGAGCATTGTACAGAATTCCTAATATGGCTATGGGAAGAGCAGCGTTCTACATGAACAGAACTGTTCACTCAGGACTATCTATTGCAGCAATGGACAAGTCACAATCTGTATTAGCTATTCAAGAAGGTTTGACACAGTTTGGTACAGCACAAAGCTACTTATCATTCTTGGGTGTTCCTCTAAGAAGAGTTGACGCACTTCTAAATACCGAATCTGCGGTAAGTTAATTTTTTTTATTACTAAAGGAGATCTGAAATGATTACAGACAAACTGCTCAGAGTGAGCGAAGATCAAGCGGTTACTTCTTCTGCATACTCAACAAACACTGTTGATTTAAGTGTTGCTAGAGATGTTGGTGAAGGTACTGCTTTGTACATGAATTTTGCTTTAACAGAAGCATTTGCAAACGGTACAAACATTACTTTTCAAGTAGTTACTAGTGCTAACGCTAACTTATCTAGTCACGATGTTATTGGAAGTAGTGATGCAATTGTTACAGCAAGTCTTACATTAGGTAAGAACATTGTTGTACGCATCAACCCAGACATTGCTGGCAAAGGTAAAAGATACCTTGGTGCAAGATATGTTGTATCTGGCACTATGAACGCTGGTAAAGTTACTGCTGATATAGTAGAAACAATTGGTGACGGACAGAAGTACTACGCTTCTGGCTTTACCGTAGCTTAATAAGGAGTAACCTATGCCTATTTACAGAGCAAAAGTCAAGTGTTTCGTTGGTCAATCCATGCGAGAAGCTGACGAAGAGTTTGAATATAATGGAGAGTTCAATAGTAATATTGAATTAGTTGGTGGAACTGAACCTGATTTACCTGTGGCGTCAAACACAACCGTACCGTCAGAAGAAGTAAAACCAACTACTCAATCTATTGATTATGAATCAATGACTAAAGCAGAACTCGAAGTTTATGGTCGTTCTATCGGTGTTGAGCTTGATAGAAGACAAACAAAAGAAACTCTTATTAGTCAACTTGAAACAGCCGGTAAATAGGTATTGGTCTTCTTATCGTTTTACAGGGGGCTAGTAGTAATACTGCTAACCTCCTCTTTTTATAGGAGATGTAATGGCAACTGAAATAGATATTTGCAATCTTGCCTTGGCACATTTAGGCGATGATGCAACTATTGCTTCGATAAAACCACCAGAAGGTTCTGCTCAAGCGGAACACGCTGCAAGATATTATCCTATAGCAAGAAACAGTTTGTTAGAGTCGCATACTTGGAACTTTGCAGCCAAACGTGCAAGCCTAGCAACAACAACTAATACGTTAGAACAGTGGGAATATGCATATGTTGCACCTGCTGACATGATGACACCTGTCGCAATAATATCTCCTACAGCACAAAATGATTACGCTACAAGAATGTCTTCTGGCGATACACCGGGAGGTATTACATCTAATTATTCTCCGACAATATTAGCTGGTCACTATACTCCACAACAATTTGCAGTAGAAGGAATTTATATCTATACAAATCAAGAAAATGCATTATTGCGATATCAATCATTAGTAACTGATTCAACAAAATTTTCACCGTTGTTTGTTGTTACTCTGTCTTGGCATTTGGCATCTATGTTGGCAGGGCCAATAATTAAAGGTGATCAAGGCATGAAACAATCAAAACAATGTCAAGAAATGATGCGTGCTTATTTAACAAGTGCAAAACAGCAAGACAATTCACATAGAGATATAGCAGTAGAACATATTGTGCCTTGGACATCTGGGAGGTAATTAATGCCAAACACACGGACATTTCTTAAATCATTTTCTAGTGGTGAAATATCACCAGAAATGGCAGGTCGTATTGATGACAGCAAATATCAACAAGGCGCAGCAACAATGCGTAATTTTATTGCTAAACCACAAGGGCCAGCAGAAAACAGACCGGGGTTCTTTTTTGTAAAAGAAGTAAAAGATTCTACAAAACAAACAAGATTAATACCATTTAGATTTAACGTGTCGCAAACAATGGTTATAGAAATTGGTGAAGAATATTTTAGATTTCATACGCTTGGTGCAACATTAAATTACAGCGATGGTTCAACATGGACTTCTAATACAAATGTTGGAATAGGTGATATTTATAAATATAACAATGTTAATTATTATTCAATAACAGGACAAAGCGGAGTGCAGCCACCAAATGCAACACATTGGTATCCGTTACCTGCTGACATGACATATGAAATACCGTCACCATATCAGGAATCAGAATTGTTTGATATAAAATTTGTGCAATCTTCTGACGTTATGACGTTAGTGCATCCTAATCATGAACCAGCAGAATTAAGAAGGTATGGTGCAACTGATTGGCGTTTTATTAATATAGATTTTACAGCATCAATATCAGCACCAACTATCGCTTCTGTAGTTGCTTATATGCCTAGTTCAGCCAGCAACAACTCTGACACTAACGAAGATCATACATATGTAGTAACAGCAGTAGCAAGTGATGGGGTAAGAGAAAGTGCAGCATCAAGCTCTTCTAGTGTATCTAACAATATTTTTGTAACAGGAGCTAAAAATACAATTACATGGAACAAAGTAACAGGTGCATCACGATACAGAGTGTACAAAGAACAAGGTGGTTTGTTTGGATTTATTGGTGAAAAAGATCATGATTCATCAGGTAACCCAAATACTTATAGCATTGTTGATAATAATATTGCACCAGATTTTGCAATAACCCCTCCAAGATACGAAACTATATTTTCTGGTGCAAATAATTTTCCTAATGCTGTTTCTTATTTTGAACAACGAAGAGTTTTTGCTGGTACTAATAATGAACCGCAAACAATATTTATGACTAGATCAGGTACAGAAAGTGATATGTCATTTAAATTACCAATAAAAGATGATGACCGTATAAAATTTAGAGTTGCTGCTCGTGAAGCAAACAGAATAAAACACATAGTACCGTTAACGCAATTGCTATTTATGACAGAAGCAGCGGAATGGAGAGTTACATCTGTAAACAGTGATGCAATAACACCTACATCTATAGCAGTAAAACCACAATCATATGTAGGAGCTAATGATACGCAACCTGTAGTTGTTAATAATAGCATGGTTTATATTTCAAGCCGTGGTGGTCATGCAAGAGAATTAGGATATAACTGGCAATCTAATGGTTTTATTACTGGCGATTTATCTATAAGAGCAGCACATTTGTTTGATGGTTTTGATATTACAGATATGACTTTAGCTAAAGCACCAACTCCAATCGTTTGGATGATTAGTACAAGCGGTAAATTAATAGGTCTTACATATGTACCAGAACAACAAGTAGGAGCATGGCATCAACATGACACTGACGGTACATTTGAAAGCGTTACAACAGTTGCTGAAGGCAGTGTAGACGCAGCATATTGCGTAATAAAAAGAACTATAAATGGTAATACAAAAAGATATATAGAGCGTATGGGTACAAGAGATTATGCGTCACAACGTGATAGTTTTTTTGTAGATTCTGGGTTGTCATATAACGGAACAAATACAAACAACTCACGCACTGTAACTATAACTAGCAGCGGTAATTATACAAAAGGTAGTTCTGTTACTCTAGAATTTCCATCTAACATACCAGTATTTAAAGTTGGCAATAATGGATTAACTACAGATTTAAATGATGCAATAGTAATAGTTGATGGTACTGAAACTTATAGATGTGATATTACAGCTATTGCAGATGATCATACTGCAACTGTAAAACTTGATCGAGACTTGCCAAATAACTTGCAAAACACAGCTATAACTTCTTACGAAATTGCAGAAAAAACATTATTAGGACTAAGTCATTTAGTTGGCAAAACAGTAAACATATTAGCTGACGGTGCTGTACATCCAACTAGAGTAGTAGATAATAATGGCGGTATTGTTTTAAATCGTGCAGCTAGTGTTGTTCATATTGGATTACCTTATGTATGTGATTTACAAACGTTGCCATTAGCATTACAAACAGAAGCTGTTGGTCAAGGCCGTGTTAAAAATTTAAATCATGCTTGGCTGCGTGTGTTTGAAAGTTCTGGCATATTTGCTGGCCCTACATCAGAAAAATTAACAGAAGCAAAACAACGTACAACTGAACCTTTTGGATCACCACCAAATTTAAAAACAGAAGATATAAAAATAATGCTTACTCCTACTTGGCAAGATTATGGTCAAATATTTATAAGACAAACCGATCCATTACCATTAACAGTTGTTGGAATAACGTTAGAAGTATCTGTTGGTGGATAGTGTAACCGTAAACCGATAAACTGTTTGTATAGTATAAAAATAAGAAGGTGTTGCACTTATGGCTATAGATTGGAAAAGTTGGGATACAGTAGGTGGAATAATGTCAATAGGCGGTACTGTAACAGGTCTTATTGGCAATATTGCAGCGTCAAACAGACAAAAATACGAAGCAGAAAGTGCAGGTTTAACTCTTGAGCATCAAGAAGACATGGCAAAAATTAATGCCGAAATGTTGGAGATGGAAGCACAACAAGTATTTAGAGCATATAACAGACAAATAATGACTAAGACAATGGCAGCAGGTTTAAAAGAAGGCAAAGCTAGGGCAAGTTTTGCTGCACGAGGTATAACTCTTGGATACGGTAGTGTTGCTAATGTTTTTGCATCGGATGCTGTAATGAGAGAACTAGATAAGATAACCATGAATAGTAATAGAGTAAGGGCTGCAAACCAGATGAGAACTAGAGGAGTGCAAGCTGATATTAGGTCAGATATGTTAGGTGTATCAGCAAGTAATATGTTTGCTACTGCATCAACTGTTAGTCCGTTTTTAAATATGACAAGCACGCTTATGTCGGGTGTTGGTGATTTTGCAGCAAACAAAGGTTACGGTTTATTTGACGGAGAAGATTAATTATGGCAACAGTACCTTTACAGCAAACACCTACTGAACAAATAGATACTGGTGGTACACCATTATTTTCTGCTACTAATATACAGCCAGTACAAGATACAGGTGTTGCACAAGATATAGGACGTTTAAGTAATGCACAAAAACAATTTGCAAAAATAGCAGCAGATTTACAAGATCAGCATGATGACATTAAATCTAATGAAGCATATAGAGGATATCAAGAAGAAGCAGATGAAAAAGTAAATAATTATTTAAATTTGCAACGTGGGGATGCAATTGCAACAGTAGGCAAAGATGACAATGGTGACGCTATAACTGCTTATGATCAATTAATAAGAGATTTAGATGAAATAGCTGGTAGG